ATGACTTCGGGCAACCCATTGATCGACGAGTGGGAGGTCTGGCAGTACGCCGCGCGCCTCTCCGACGTGACAGTGTCCGAGCGCGTTCGAGTGCTTCGGATCTTCGAGATAGAAGCCGGCATCAACCCGGCCCACGCGACACCATTGCACATCGTGCGGTGGTACAGCTCCCACGCAGACGACTGGTCACGGTCGACGCACTGCACCTACCACTCATATCTCGCGGCGTGGTTCAAATGGCTGCAACTCCAGGAGTACCGGGTCGACAGCCCGATGGTGAAGGTGGGATCACCGAAGCAGCCTGACCGGGTACCACGCGCAGTCGCCGACTCGGAACTGATGCGCCTGCTGTCGACCAACATGCACCACCGGACGCGAGTGATGATCCTGCTCGGCGCCCTGCAGGGGCTGCGAGTCCACGAGATAGCGAAGTTCCGCGGCGAGGACATCGACCACGAGCGCGAGATCGTCACCGTGCACGGCAAAGGCGGGAAAGTGAAGCCGCTCCCCCTCCACCGGATCATTGCCGCCACGTGCCCGACGATGCCGGCGCGCGGGTGGTGGTTCCCAGCAAACGCGACCCGCCCCGGCGAACACATCCATTCGAAGTCGGTCAGCCAAATCATAGGGAAGGCGATGCGGCGAGCCGGGATTCAACGCACAGCCCACGGCCTACGGCACTGGTACGGCACGACGCTCCTCGACGACGGAGCCGACCTCCGCGTCGTCCAGGAACTGCTCCGCCACGCGTCGCTGTCGACGACGCAGATCTACACGAAGGTTCCCGACGGCCGGCGGAGGACTGCGGTCGAGGCACTGGATCCGTGGAGGGCAATCGCGTAGTCCTACTGATGTCCCACCGAGGACCTGCTCCCGCGCCCGATCACCCGGAATCGGTGTGATCATCGCGCCGTTTGGGGTTCCTTTGTGTTCCGTCAGCCCTGACCTACTTGAACGCGCGCCACGGTATACGACTTCTCATCACGGGTGAGCAGCGCGCTGATTCTGCGGAACTGGTCAATCAGGTGGGGGTCAGCGAGGGGGCGATTGTCGAACGCTGCGGATGAGACGTCGAGCCCGGCGACTTCGAGCAACGTGAGCGCCATCGCCGCGATTGGCTCGCTGGCCCCGCTCTTTCGAAAGCGGTACCAGCACGTTAGTCCGCACATTGCAGCGAGGAGGACGTCGGCGGTCTCCTCGTCTCGGTGGATGTGCGCTGTTTCCCATGCGGCGATCCAATCGCCGAGAGTGTCGATCTCGACGCGTACTGGGTCAGCGCAGGCCAGACAGAGTGTGCGGCTGGCGGCGGGAAGAAGTTCGGTCTCGGCCGCGTCGGTCAGGCCGTCCAATTGCGTCAGGCAGCGAACTGCATGAACTGCCAGGTTCCGGCGTTGTTCGACGGAGGCGTTGTCCACCAACCGACGGATGACGCTTTCGATGTCACTGTGTCGCAACCGTCGTCGGCTACCTGGAAGATACGTGCTCGACGGTACGAGGTGGAACACGTGGGACCGCATGCTGTCAGTCGGGATGTGCGGCTGCGTAGCGCTCGAGAACGGTCCGGGGGAGGCGGGATTTTCGGGGCAGTGGGTAGCCCTTCGCGTGCGCCCATCGGCGTACGACGGGCACACCGCTTTCGGGCACCAGCTCCGTTGCCCACCGCTTGTGGCCGCCGACGCGGCGGGCACGGCGGATGTAGCCGGCGAGAACATCACGCAGCTCTTTCGCGTTCTCGTCCCGTAAGTCGATGGAGTAGGCCTCCCCGTCCACGGAGAACTCGATCGTTTCTCCCCCAGCTTCGATCTTCTGTCCATCGAGATCGTCGATCGTTTCCACCATGATTCTGTACACCGCAGCTACCCCCTGTTGCTGAATGCTGTTGGGGCCGACACGGATACCATGTCGGCCCCAACATCGGGTCCATCAGTGTGCCGTCGCCTGATTCGGCCGGATCACGGTCCTCACCGCATGTGGCGGGCAGGTCGTCATCGAGCTGTGGGGCGTCGGCCGTCCGTGGGCGCCGGGTCAGGCTCCGCCGCTGGCGGAGTTCAGGCTCGACCAGCCGGCACCCTCCATCGACGCGGTGAGCAAACCGATTCCGACAACATTTCCTAACGTACGCAGCATATCCAAGATGCCGTGGAAGTAATCGCTGGACATTTCTGTGCCTCCTTACGACAGGGACTTGAGGAAGTCGATCCCCAGGTCGAGGGATCCCGGGCCATTGGCACTAGGGAACCAGGATCCGAGACCCACGAACAGCAGGTCCAGTGCAAAATCTTGCAGCGACATCACGCATTCACCCTTCGATTGAATTCGACACTCACACGTTCACGCCCAGAGACAAGGAGACGGCCTGACCGACCAACAGCGAGTACAGCGTCGGAATCATCTGGGTGACGGTCTGTCCCAACGAGGCGGTGGATTCGGCGATGGAAAGCAACGTGTTACTCCGTTCCGGTCGAGGACGAGTCCATGGACATCGCGTTCAGTCCATCCAGGGAGCCTCCGAGAACCGGGGCGAGTCCTGTGACGAATGTTCGTAGGGCAGTGAAGAATGCAACGGACATGTGGTAACCAATCTCTTGATACTTCGGATGAACGAAACCCCTTCGTGCCGGTGGGATTTGATAGCTTCCAAATCCCACCGGCACGAGTAGAGGGTGACGTCACTGGTGGTGACGTCGTTGCATCAGCGGACGATGTGGAACTTGTTCGCCGACTGAGTGATGGTGGGGAACGAGATGTAGATGTGGGCCAGGAAGTCGGACTCGTAGATGCCGGTGGACTCCCACTGGTTCGCCGGTGTGGTGCCGCTGCCCGGCGTCTCGAGCTTGACGTAGCCGCCGCTGGTCACAGTCGAGACCAGGGCTGACGTGCCCGTGATGCAGTAGCGGCCGTTGGCATCGGTTGTAGTGCTGTAGTCGGCCACGAATCCGCCGCCCGAGTTGTACAGCGTGCCCTTGACCGCAGCTCCGGAGACACCCGTCGCCGCGCTCGGCGGCGCCGCGTTGGCCACCCAGGAACCGCCCGTGTAGACGGTGCCACACATCTGGTAGTTCGCCGTGGGAACTGCGTTCAGTGCGGGAGCGGCATTGGCAACGCCAGTGCCCAGGAACGCCATTGCTGCTGCACCCGCGATCGCACCTGCGGCTGACAGCTTTGTCTTCACCTGCATGCTCGTCCTTCGTTCGGGTTGATGGCCCTCGTGGAGAAAGCTGTTGCATCACATCGCTGCCGGGCCCGATACAGCATCGTGATGCGGATCACGCTAGATCACGAGAAATGAAACTTGTGGCAAATTCGTAAATCTACCGGGCAGTAGGTTTTCCGAATTCATACAGGGTCGAGTTAAGTGCGCTCGTGCTATCAAACGCTCGACAGGCAGCCGCACGGAGTCTTAGTCGAAACACTCAAGACCACCTGCACGAATGCGAACTTTCGGAAGGGGGCAAACCGCAGCACACTCGGTTCTTTACTTTTGTACTGCAGTGCAAAGGTAAAGAATGCGCTGAAGGGCGATACGGGGACTTGAGGTAGACGTCCCGCCGTGAAAGCGACGCCGGCCGCGGCCCAAGTCGGGATTGAGGCGCCCGCCGACTACCCCCCAACATCGTTCGCTCGCACGTCGTCACGCGACGTCACCGCAACGACCGCGGGCGGACTCAGCAAGTCGGTTGGAGTCCGATTCAGACACCCACATTGCGGACCGCGACCGGCCCATGAACACCTTCCCCCGCCCTCGGCCTACGAACAGGTGTCACCCAAGCGTTGACCTGAAACCCATAAGGGTGTAACGTTGTTCCCGTAAGGCAAACAGCCTCACAACAATTCAAGAGAGTGGGAGCAGAGATGCCCGACAAGTCGGATATCTACTTCGTAGTAGCAATGACCACCGCATGGTGGTTCGCCTACCGGGAAGGGATAAAGCATCGACTCCGACAGTGGAGGTCAAAGCGCCGCAAACGCCGAGGCAAACACTGGAAGAGATAGCGAAAGGGGACCGGCCCGTAGCCGCCGGGCCGGTCCCCCACCGGTCAGTCTCCCGCTCTCTCGGATCACGCGCAACAATCGAACGAAGGAGGACGACATGAAACGACTGATGACCCCGCCCGTCGCGGGCCTGATCGTGTTCACCGGCCTGGCCGCCGCACTGCTCGCGAACGACTTCACCCCCACCCGTGCAGCGGTATGGGGCACCGCGTGGGCGATAACCACCGTCGCGATCGTGCGCCACGAACTCAAGCGCCCCGCCGTCCGGTCGGAACGATGATCGAGTACCTGAGCCGCGGTGAGATCGCCGAGCGGTACGGGTACAGCCTCGACACGATCAAGAGCTACGACCGGCGCGGCTACCTCCCGGAGCCGGACGCGAAGGTCGGCCGGAACTACGGCTGGCTGCCCGCAACGATCGACGCCTGGCACGAGAATCGGCCCGGCCGAGGATCACGCACCGACCTCGGCGGTGCGGAGTGACGCGCCAACGTGGGACCGCTGATGTCGTCGCGTGGATCGTGCTCGCGGTGGCGGTCCTCGGGTCGATCGGCTGCCTGACGATTGGCGCGTACGGCGGTGCGCTGGTGTGGGTCATCGTCGGCGGCGGCGCCGGGCTACTTCTCGCCGAGCGCCGGCGCCGACGTTCAGCTGCCGCCGCCGCAGAGATCGCGGCCCGCGCTGATCGCGAGAACGAGCTCTACCTCGACGGCGACAGCAGCGGCTTGTACGGGAAGTACAGTCCGGAAGCGTGAGTGTCCGCAACGTGACCACGGGCACTTGTCGCGGCGTGAGCGGCGGCGGTCTTGATTGCCCATAGGGTCCGACGGCCACCATTCTCGGGTGACACAACTGGCCCTGCCACTGCCCTCGGTTGGCGGGGGGCGAAGCGAGCCGGTTGGACCCCTGAGGGTCGAGGTCCTTCCGTTCGCAGTGCCAGGCATTTGGGACCCTTTGAGCGCGGGGCTTGAATCACTGTGCTGTAATCGGTAACTCAGGGGACGGCACGAGGTTTGCGCCGGGATGGATGCGATCCGGAAGGGGTGGTCGACATGGCAGTTCTACAGCTAATCGCTCGCGATCCCAGAGGATTGGCTTTCCTGCCAAACCCTAAGCAGAACGCGCCCGAGTCCTTCGACTCCGACTCCGGGCATGCGCTGCTACTGGGATCGAACGATCTGGTTGAGATCGGAGCGAACCTGGCGAGTTTTGGATTCCAACCACTCTCCGTCGATCTCGTAGACAGACTCTATGCGCCAGTCGATGACGACACCCGCGAGAGGATCGAACCGCAACTGGTGGCCGCGATGGAGGCTGGTGATCTCACTTCGGTCCGCAGTCTTCATGAGTCTCGGCTGATGGAGGGGGTGTACGTCGCGCAACTTCGGGTTCGCACCCCGAATGGTCCTGTGATTGCACTGGCTCAAGATGGCGTTTTAGTCGCCGACGAGGCGACTGCGCCTACTGTCAAGAAGCCTCTTGCGCAAGCAATGCGACTGAGGCTGGTTGAGTGAATCGTCTTCGAACTTGGTTCGAAGAGAGTTTGAAGTTCGCAATCTGCGTTGGCGTCTTCCGCCTCTTCGAGTGGGCAGCCCCCACCCTCGATGCAATGTGGGCGGACGTCCTCAAACAGATTCTGGTTGCCCTTGTTGCTGGAGCACTGACCTACGGCGTCACAGAACTCCTGCTAGGGAGGCCCACCATCCGCCTGGCGTGGCATCTCCGTCCTGATGTCCCCGCAACTGGGAGACCTGAGTTAATCATCGCTCCTGGGGGGCGCCAGATCGTTCATCTGGAAATGCACGTGGTCGGGGCGACATGGCTGTCCCGCTGGTTGTGTGAGCGCAGTAGGAGTTGTGTGGCAGAGATCGTTCTAGGGTTTCGCCCCGGCAGCCTGGTAGCGCTTTCAAAGCAGAGTTTCGCCGATGACATCGACGTCCACCCGTCGGAAGTCATCTTCCGTCCCCGGCAAGGGCTCGTTCCGGATATCGTCAACGACTCCGTAGAAATCGCCTTCCGCAAGCGGTCCGACGGCCAGCACATGCCCGCAACACTAGATTTCTCAGTAAAGGTCCGAACAGCCAGCACTCGTGTACCTTTCCGCTGGCTGATGCTAATCGACAAAGGTGTTGACGGATTTCAAGTGAGGTCGTCGTAGATGAGTCTTCTTACAAAGGGTCAGCTGAATGTTCGTGTCTACAAACTCAGTACGACACTGTCGCTCGACAAGATTCATGATGCCGCAGTCCGGCTGCGATATCCGATCGATCGCGCGCACCAATCGTCTGGGTGGGGCAGCTCGTGGGACGACGCGAACCACGTAGGTGAGCGAGTCGCAATCCCGTTCGAAGGCGGAACTCCGCACCGTATCCTTCGCGAGGACGGTACAGCGGAGAAGTTGCGCCTTCGCTTCTACTGGGATCGACTCAGCCCCACGCTGCGTCGATCGTACGGACAAGACACCGACTGGAAGAACGTCTTTCAGCGCGAAGCGTTGGACGTGATCATTTTCGATGGTGGAGACGGACAACACACCGCAGTCGTCAGCACCCGCGAGGAGCGCTATACGAGAAGCGACGTGGTCCCCGCGCTCAATGCGCTTCTCACCTCGTCCGACCCCGGCGCTTCGGTTTTCAGCGATGGACATCCCGAGGAGCTCGACCCCGACCTCTTCCTTTGGCTGCTGCACCGCCACAAGTCGGTAGGGAAGCAGATCGGGCACGGGATCACCATCACAGATATCAACGAGATGAACTCGCTTGATAGCCAGTACCGGCGAGGGAGGTACGCGTCTGGAGCTGGTGTTGACCGCGTTGATCTCTTGGCTCTCATCGCAAAGGGGCAGGCAAAGCTGGGGCCGGCGAAAATCTCGGTCCACGATGATCTGGATCCGGAGGCGAATTTCGACCTTCAGCTGTTCCATGACGGAGGGTTTTCGGTCTTCCGGAGTAGCCGATATAAAGATCATAGAGTGGCAGCGCCAACGGACAACACCTTCGGGCATCGGCTGGTCGAAGATGTCTTCGAAAGCATCCTCCCCCGCATTCGGTCCGAGTACGAGGCCGACACCCAGTGGACGGCGGAACAGCGAGCCAGCTTCATCGCGGCATCAAAAGTCGAGCTCGATGTGTTGACGTCCGACTGAGGTCGGGATTAAGGGGGATCCTGCCCCTGCTCCCGAAACCACTGATCCATCTCCAACTGCCACAGCGCGAGATCCCACGCCGCCGTCTCATCCATACCTATCTTGACGCTTCGACGGTCGGGCCGGTTCCACCTGGTGCGCACGAACGTGCCGCTAATTGAACCTGCCGACGGCATTTTTGCGGTACTTCATGGTACGGCTCCACCGACCTAGGTGTGACCTCCGAGGCAGAGAGGCAGGGAGCGGTCACCGCAGCCAGAACGACGAAGGCCCCGCCAGGCCGAGGTTGGGGCCTTCGTCATTCCCAGCTTCGCGTGCCGCGCCTCAGATTCGCGAGACGAACAGGTTGAGACGGCCCGCGTCGATAGTGAGATCGCTGCTGTTGCTGGACTTCACGGTCGGCACGACGAATTGAGCGGACGGCACCGTGATCGTCTGGACGGGCCGGTTCCATGAGTTGCTGCTGGCCGCGCCCGCGACGACCTGGTTCTGCTCTGCGCCGACTCGGCAGCCGACGGACCAATAGGCACCCCAGCCGACCGTGTAGAGGTTCCAGATCAGCTCATAGGTTCCGGCCTCGAGGTAGATGCCGGAGCCCGGTACGCGCGGCCACTCCGTGGCAGCGTTGGCCGTCAGGGTCGCGTCGGTGGTCTGGTCGCGGACCAGGGTCACCGGGGTGAGCTGCTCGTAGTATCCGCCGGTCCGGTAGGACAGCTTCGTGACGTCGGCGGCGAGGACGCGGTACGAGGTGATGGACGATCCCGCGCTCGCGTACAGCTCGAGCAGGACGTCGGTGCCGTCCGGGACCACTACCTTCGCTGCCCGTGAGCTCGTGGCGCTCGTTCCGTCTGTCGTGGCGAGGACGGTGCCGCTGGCGCGGATCTGGACGCCTCGACTCTGGTTGGCGGTGGAGGACGTCGTCATCGTGCCCTCGGCGACGAAGGCTGCGCGGCCACTGACGAGGAGTCCGTTCGCCGCCGCCGCAGCGGCGATGTCGGTGTCGGGGAACTCTGGGTCGTTCTTGAATCCGGTCACCTTCTCGTAGTTGTTCTGCGGAAGCTGCTGCGTGCCGGACTTGAGCACGCCCTGTCGCGGAATGGACGACGTCCACAGCACTGCCCCGCCGCTGCTGATCTTCTTCACCGCCATCCCGCCGGCGCTGGCCTTCTTGATCTGGCCGACGCCGGGAAAGCTGATCTTGCCGGCCATCACGCACCTCGTAGATAGATCGTGTTCGCCGCCTCGTTCGCTCCGTTGTTCGTTGCCGCGTTGTACTGGGCTTCCGTCCCGACCCACACCGTGAGCGCGGTCGGCGTGCCGTTCTTCGATCCCTGCATGGCGGTCGCCGCTTTGCCGAGGTCGTCCTGCACGCTCTGGGCGAAGTTATCGCGGGTCCAGCCGCCGTTTACGTCGAAGGTGGTCAGAATCTCGGCAGCGAACCCCACAGCAGCCTTGACCGACGGCGTCGCTGGAAACGGCTCGACGTCCGACAGCTGATCGAGATCGACGGCGCCGTCCGCCAGGTCGTCGCCCGAGATCCCCAAGGCTGGCTTGATGTACGCGGACGCGGCGCGAGCGACAGCAACCTGGATGTCCTCACGGAACAGCCCGATCGGCAGGCCGACGTACTCGTCGATGTCGTTCTCGTCGTACGACGCCCCCCGCAGAATCGCCGCGAAGTAGACCGCCCGTCCCATCTCCTCGGTGAAGTGGTCGAACTCGATCACTCCGTTGGCGATCCGCGGGTCCGAGGCGGTTCCGGCGAGGTGTCCCGCGATCTTGATCGCGCCCGGCGCTTCCGGGGTCGCGACTGGCATCTCCTGCAGCGCGGTCCGAGCGCGCTGCAGATCGTCCTGCACCGACTGCTCGAGGTGGGTTCGCAGCCACCCGCCCGACGGTGCGCCCTGCTGTGCGTTCTCGGCGGCATCCTCAGCGAGTTGGCGTGCGGCATCAGCGGCCTGAGCCGATGCGTCGGCGGCCTCCGCGAAACCCTCGGCCGCGTCCTCGTGGCCACGGGCCGTCGTCGCCGCGGTCTCGGCGCCGCCGCGGGCGGCCTCCGCAGCCTGCCGGTCGGCAGCGACGGCCTGCTGCAGCGTCGTTGTCACCTGGCCGGCTGCGTCGGCCGCTGCCGCACTGGCAGCAGATTCCGCACCCGCCCGCGCTGTCTCGGCCGCCTGCCGGTCGGCGGCCACGGCCTGCTGCAGGGCAGTTGTAACGATCGAGGCGGCGTCGGCTGCGGCTGTGTCTGCCGCGGATTCGGCGCCCGCCCGGGCCGAACGTGCTGCGTCCTCGTGCTCGCTTGCGGTCTGGGCCGCAGCCTCCGCTGCCTGGCGGTGTTCGGATGCATTATCACGGGCATCCTCGGCTGCGCCTCGTGCGACTGCGGCGGCTTCTGCCCGGGAGCGAGCGTCTGAGCTCGCGTTGTCGGTTGCTGTCCGGTCGGCGCCCGTCGCCGCTCGGTCCTCGCCAGTCGCGGCTCTGTCTGCGGCGGTCGCAGCCGCTGCGGCGCGGGCGTCGTCGGCGTTGGTGCTCACCTCAGCGCGGACAGCGGCAGCACCGTCAGCGACGACGCCCTGCACGTACTGCTCAGCGGCCACAGCCCGGTCAGCTGCATTCTCGGAGCGGACGGCGCTGGCCTCTGCGCGGTCCGCGTTCGCTCGGGTCTCTGACACCACGCCCGGTTCATACTCAACGTAGTTGTCGAGGAGTGTTTTCAGAGTGATCGGCTCGTCCGCATCAGGGATGTTCACGGACCACGACTCGACCCACGCTCCCATGCTGATCTCGAGCGTTGCCGGGCCCGGATCGAGGTTCGTCATGGTGAACGTGCCGTCGGTGATTCTGACCTGGTGCGGAATGACCGGAGCGATCGTTCCTGATCGCGAGTACGCCGGCCGTAGCACCATCGACGTCATCGTCGCGGTGCCATCCCGACGGCCGCCCGCGATGTCGGTGATGTCGGCGTGAAGGTCAGTCATAGTTTCCTCCGTCCACCGGATCTGTTGTGTCGTTGCCGGGGCCGCTCGCGTCGAGGTCCCACCGGTTGACGCTCAGTCCGGACCAGCGGTCACCGCCGAGCACCATCCATCGGCCTTGACCGTGGGCGAATGACACGCAGACAACGATCTTTCCGGCCAGTGCCTCGGGGACAACGATCGTGTGAGAGATCGTGTTCGAGACCTTGATGTACTCGAGAGTGGCGTCGAATCGCCTTTCCGAGTACAGGCGTCGGGTGTCTCTGTTCCACGCGGACAGGTAGATCTGGGCGGGTATGCCTGCGTCGAGGCTGCCCTTGCCGTCCGTGGTGACCTGGGCGTCCAGTCGCCAGGTCCCGGGCTTCTCGATCAGGATCCCGTATCGCTCGTCTCCGGAGCCATGGAAGAGGCCCTTGAAGGGTCTCGCGTTCTTCGGCTCTGGGCCCATCGGTGTGTCGAAGGGGATCGCGCGCGCGAAGCCATTCAGGCCGCCGCCATTGACGTTCCAGTTCTTCGACATCACGAGATTGCAGTAGCCCGAGACCTTTTCGAGCTCGTCGAGGCGCCACTCGACGTCTCGCTGCCCGTCGCGGAAGGTGTCGAGGGGTGTGTAGTTGCCAGAGAGCCAGTTGCCGAAGAACTCCCTGATGAACTGGTCTGCCATCTCCCGCATGTCGCCCCAGCCTGAATCCGGTTGGCCAGACGACCACTGGTCAGGTGACGTCACCGTGCACCCCCTTTCGCAAGTTCGCGGGCACCTCGGGCGGCGATTGGCCCGGTATCCGGGCCTCGATCCACTCGAGGAGCGTCCGGATGAAATCGAGTGCCGAGGTGAGCAGTGTTCGGGTCTCGGCGTTCTCGGACTTGATGTCGGCGTTCTCTGCCTTGATCTCTGCGTTTTCCGTTCGCAGTTCGCCGACCTCGGTCTCGAGTCGCGTCACTCGCTCGCCGAGTGGAGCGACGAGACGCACCGCGGTGTCGGCGATGATCTCGGCGGCTTCTGCGTCGAGCTTCGTTTCCTCGGTTCCGGCGCGGGAGGCTTCGGCCGCGGCCTTCGATGCTTCCGCGGCATCCTTGGCGGCGGCCGCGGTCGTCGCTCGGCGCGCGAACATGCCGTTGACGACGGCGCCGACGACACCACTCGCGCCGGAGGCGGTGAGCAGCGCCGTGATGTCCACCGCGCTCAGGCCCATCGGTTACCGCCCGTCGTAGCGGCGGCTGCGATGGCGGCCCGCCAGCTGGTCGGCCTGCTCGCGCGACAGCACCTGATCGGGATCGATGCCGACGGTGATCGTGGTGTCAGAGCCGCTCGAGGTGTCCGGCAGCGCGATCACATCTGGTTGGACCGGGGCGAGGGACGGCAACCCCTTCGCAGTGCCGAGGTTGATCGACAGGATCGAGGTGATTGCGGAGACGATCGCGGTCGTTGCGGCGATGGACAGTGCTGCCTGCCAGTCGATGTCGGCGAGCGTGCCGGTCGCGGGGATCGCGCCGACCAGGGCGCCGACGAATGTTCGGCCGACGCGGTCGGCGAGGTCGATCAGGAAGTTGCCGGAGCTGATCGCGGTCGCGGTCGACAACGCCAGCAGGAACGAGACGAGCGCGGCGAGCGCGGCCGACGACAGCGCGGTTGTCCAGGACACCTCGAGGATCGTCGTTCCGACGCTGAGGAAGACGAGGACGTTCTGCAGGAATGTCCGGACGGTGCGGTCGGTGAGGTCGAGCCAGAAGGCGCGGGAGTCGATCGAGTGGGCGGCGCCGACGACTTCGACGCCGACGGTGATGGATGCGTCCGAGGTGGTCATGAAAGTCCCTTCGACGGCCAGGCCCCGGCGTCGACCGGGGCCCGGAATGGGTTCGGAGTGGGAGTGCCCGCGACGTCAGTGCGAGATCGGGAAGTGCTGATCGGGGCCATCGGCCGGCTTGAGCGCGACGGTGCCAGTGGGCGACCAGTAGATGTCGCCGCCTTCGAAGTGCTGGACCCGGTCGCCGTTGTCGAGCTCGACCTCGTCCGAGGTGGGCCAGCCGAGCGGTCCGTTCTCGAAGCCGCTGCGCCGCCACGTCGCGTAGATCAGTCCGTGGACCCACCAGCCGCGGTCGGCGCTGTAGCGGCGGTACAGGGTGCCGCCCTCGAAGTGCTGGACGTCGCCCCATGCCGTCCCGGTCGCAGGTTCGGTGAGGACGGTGTGGTCGCCGATCGGGTAGCCGAGGGGGCCGACCTCCCAGTCGTAGAGGCCGTACGTGTCGAGTAGCGCGTTCGGGACGATCTTCGCGCCGGTCTGCGCCGACCAGTACGCCTGGCCGTTCTCGAGTTTGACCCACTTGCCTCCGCGGTCACCCCGGCAGTCGTTCTCGCCGACGGTGATCCGGGCGCCGAGCCAGTCGTTCACCTCGCGGATCCGGCGGATCTCCTCGTCGATCGCGGGCACCACGGGCGCCGGCAGCGGTGCCGGGGCGAGGTACTCGGCGAGGACCTGCGCGGCGAACCACCACGGGAAGTTCATGCCGAGGTCGGTGTGATTGCCGATCCCGAGGACCTTGGTGACGTAGTAGTGGTCGGCGATGCCGGACATCCGGCCGCGGTACCGGCCGCCGCCGAGCGCGATGATCTCGGTCGCGATGGTGCCCTTGCGGCGGGCGACCTCGAGCGTCAGCCAGACCGCGATGCGGATGTCGTCAGCGCGGGCCATCCACTGCGCCTCGGTCCACGCAGCGCGCGAGCCTGCGAAACACAGGTTGTAGGTGTACGGGTTCGCTGCCAGCGCGGACCACGACGCGAAATCGTCGTCGACGACGTGCGCGACGATCCGGTCCCGGACGATGTCGTGGTACGACGCATTGTTCGCTGGGTTGCCGCAGTACAGGGCGAGGGCGACGGCGGTCGCGTTGCCTTCCTCGGTGTGCCACAGCGCGTTCGTGACGGCCGCGCCGAAGCGGCTCGATCGGGACTGGCTGAGCATCCACTTTTCGTCGAATGCCGGGCGCGGGGGCAAGGTGGCGGTCATCCGCTGGTCTCCTTCGAGTCGGTCAGCGACGCAATAACTTCGGTGCGGTCGCCCTCGGGTAGTTGGCCGATCGCCGCGACGAACCGTTCGGCGACCGTCGGGGCTGCCGCCGAACGCGGCCGGGACTTCGGGATCCACTTGCCCGGGTTGTGGGGGTGGATCGGCCCGGACTTCGGCGGCTCGTATCGGTCGAGTTGCTCGGCGACGGGCCGGAATCCCAGCCGTTCGAGGTGCCGGCCGAGCGCGTTCATCTCGTCGGGCTCGAACTTCGGGGTCACGCCCTCCATCGACGGGTGCATGAACACGTACGCGTACGGGTGCATGTCCGGTGGGATCGCAGCGAGGAGTTCGGCATTGAGATCGGGATCGGGTTCGGGTTCGGGCACGTGGATGCTCCTGTCAGGTTGAGCTCGAGATCTGCCGGACCGCGCCGGTCAGGGTGCCGATGTAGCGCAGTGCGCGGGTGCCGTCCGGCTCGAGGGCGCGGTAGTCGCCGACTGCGATCTGCCATGCCGGTGCCTGGGTGCGGGACCAGGAGCGGCGGCCGGCGGAGATATTCGACAGCCAGATGCGATTGCCGACCTCGAATCCGGCGCTGATGCCGACGTCGATATGCCGGCCCATCACGTGTGGGGCAGCGTCGTCGACCTCGGCGGCGAAGCTCACGTACCCGCGAGCCTTGTGGAGCCCGACGCGGCCGACTTGCAGCCCGGATGGGGAGACTGCGACGCCGCCGCCGGTCTCGAATCCGGACTTGTGTGAGTAGCGGCCCATGCGGGCCTTGCGTTGGTGGTCGGTGAAGATCGCCCACGCGAGGATGACGTCCTCGACGGCCTTGTCGAAGATGCCGAGCGTGAGCCAGGGCATGCCGATCGCGGTGCCGAGCAGCCCGAGCAGGATGTTCGACAGCAGTTTCGCGCCCTGGTTGATCGCGTCGGGGCTCTTCCCGCCCGTGGTGATGGTGTGCTCGATCGGCTTGTGGATCGTCATCTTCGACCGCAGCCCGACGTGCTGGCCGCGCCGGAGGATCACCCACGGCGCCGTGGGGTCGGCGTTGTTCGGGTCATCGTTCGGATCCGCGATCGTCACCGTCTCCGAGGTGCCGTCGGGGGCGATGATCCGCACGAGGTCGCGGATCGGATCCGCGATGGTTCCGGTGATGCCCGCGGCGACGCGCCGCCGGACGACGTCGAACACGAGGGTCGGCCGATCGAGAATGAAGTGGCTCGGGCAGGGTTGCGGATCGCCGGGGAACCACACGTCGCCGGTGAGCTGCAGGCCCGCGTCCTCGAGGGTGTGGATGACCAGGTCATAGAAGTTGTCCATGCGGGAGTCGAGGGCGCACCACTCGGCGACCCCGTCGCGTTCGGCGATGTACGGGATCATCACCATCGGCCACTTGGCGTTGTCGAAGTTGGCTTTCCAGTTCGCGGCGTTCCAGATGTCGAAGAACGGGATCCACCCGGGCTGTTGCTCGCGCAGCAGGTTCCGGTGGGCGTACCCCTTGATCACCTTGATCGCGTTCCCGAATTGGGTGTCGGACTTGGGAAATTGCGCTGCCAGCGGTGCCATCGTGTTCGGCCAGCACTGCCAGTGCTTGGCCTCGTCGAGGATGTGGAGCGCGATCGGCCGCACGACCATGTTGCCGTGGTCGTCCTCGTCGATCTCGATGTCCTTGACCTTGTAACACTCACGTTTCCAGGGGGTTTGGAAGACGAGGAACACATCGTGGTCGACGGTTTGCGCGTCGATGAGCCACTGCGCGAGGTCGTCCTCGCCGGGGATGGTGACCGCGGCTTCGCCGGCGTCGTTGCAGATGTCCTCCCAGTCGGCGTCGTTCTCGCCGAAGACCTCGCCGACGAGCTCGAGGTTCCGGTCGTAGATGAACACCCGGTCGCGTTCGTTGCTCGCGGCCTGTTCCGCCTCGAACCGGGCATCGATGGCCGCGAGGCCCGCGTCGAGATCGACGCTCATGGATCACCCCCAGGGCATTTGGTGGTACCGCGGCATGAACACACGCAGTTCGGCCTTCGTCGGCGCGTTCTCGACGCGCACGGGAATCTCGGTCGGCGGTGTGCCGGGCGGGATTTCGAACTGGAAGTTGACGCCGCGCATCTTCGGCCATACGAACTCCCCCGACGCCGAGGACAGCGTTTCGAAGTTCTGCCGGGTGCGGACCTTCCACACGTCGTTCTGCACAGGGATCGGCACGACGCGGCCCGACAGTGCGTCGGGCAGGAACCAGCGGCCCGGGGTGCCGCCCCACTCCACCCACAGCGGTACGTCCGTCGGGTTCGACACGAGGATGGTGCCCTCGTGTGTGCCGGCCGGACACTTGAACTTTTCGACGTCGATCCCAGATCGCAGGTACGGCCAGCACGCGACCGCAACCATCTCGAGGTCGAGCTTGCGGGCCTGCATCGAGATTCGGCTCGCGGGCTTCATCTGCCGGTCGAGACGCAGGCTGATCGTGCGTGTGCCGCCGGTCTCGGTCCTCGTGTCGAGGTCGAGATCGGCGTCTTTCGACCAGGCGCGGTTCCACGCGGCGAGCAGCTGCTCGAAGTCGCTCCGGGTGCGGCCCTGCAGCCGCACCCGGAAGTCGAGTAGACGTTCCTCGACCTTCGACATCCTCGGTGTCGAACCGATCTGGTACGCGCGTGATGTGCGTGCCGCGGTGAACGGCGGTGGCACGAACAGCGCGTCGAGGCCGCCGACGATCCACGCATCCTTCGCGAGGTTGCGTGGACCGCCGAGCGGCCACACCGATCCGTCGACCCCACGGGCGCGGACGGAGTCGACCAGGCTCACCGCTGCCCCCTGTCGTAGCGGCGGCTGCGCGTGCGCTGGTTCGACCAGATACCGACCTCGTTCATCGTTTCTCTGTCCGCCTTTCCGTAGACGTGGAACGTGTCCCCCTCGGCGCCGACGGGCGCGTATTCGAGGGACGACAGAGCCGACGCCGGCATGACGTCGGCGGGCGCGGTGGTCGACTGCTGCATCCGGTCGAGCATCGGGATCAGCTGCTCGAACGTCTCCGTCTGCCGCGGCGAGAGGACCCGCTCGGGATGGATGATGTCCTTGAGCAGGTAGCCCTTGCCGCGCGCGATTCCGCCCTGGTCGTAGAAGCCGTTCTTCTCCCAGAACGACCGCGCCCGAACGGGATCGCCGTAGCGGTCCCGGATGTAGTCCCGGCCGGCGAGCCCCTGGATGTACGGATCGGGGTTCTCGTCGGGCAGGTACTGGTCCTTCGTCGAGCCGAGGAACTGGAACAGCGAGAACGCACCCGACTGCGGGTTACGCGCGAGTGGGTTCCAGCTCGATTCCTTGCCGACGATGAAGTCGACCGCGGCCCAATGCTCGCCGGTGTCCCATCCGAGAGCTGCGAACGCTCGCTTGACGGCGTCGACTACGGATTCCGGATCGCCGGCAGAGTCGACCGGCGCCGGGGCGGCCGCCGACGCCGGAGCGGTGCCGGAGTCGCCGGCCGGATCCGGGTCGCCGGTCGGGCCGTCGTCGAAACTGGCCTCGTTCCGTGCACCGGCCTCGTCGGAACGGCGGCGGCCGGTGTCGTCGACGAGCTTCATGCCCTCGAATCGATTCGAGAGCCCCACCATGCCGAGCAGATCGTTGCCCCACTCAGAGAGGAGCGAGGTGCCGATCTGCGCACCGACACCACCCCAGTCGATCTCGGACGCGTACGTTCCGGCCGCGTCGAGATTCGCCTGTGCCGCGAGGATTCCGTCGCGGGCGCCGAGAACAGCGCCGACGACCGGGTGGTCCTCCTCGATCCCGAACTGACGGCGGACCGCAGGGGTGTAGTCGCCGTTCACGATCAGATCCCGCAGCCCGAGGACCGCGTCGACGTACGGGTGGTCTTCCTGGATCCCGACCCGCGACAGTGCGCTGGTGTAGTCGCCCGTCTCGAACAGGTCCCGCAGAGCCATGATCTGTTCCCAGTTCAGGACTGCCTCGGGCTTGCCGGTCTCGTTCCGAACGATCGAGAGCCCGTTCGGGATCCAGCCGCCCTGGTCTCGGAACAGCCCGAATCCGTCCTTGGCCCGGCTCCAGACCGACGACAGCAGCGATCCGAGGCCGAGGATCTTCTCGGACAGGAACGCCGACGCCTTGTCGCGACCGTGGTCGAGGAAGCTCGGCGGGATGCCGAGCCACTCCGGCGGGGGTGTGCCGATCGCGGCGCCGATCCCGGCCTTGATCGGGTTCAGGAAGAAGTCGAAGATGCCCGCGATCTTCTGCTGCAGCCACGACGTCTTCTGTTGCGGTGACGGACCGCCCGCCGATTCGAACGCACCGTCGGCGCCGATCGCCAGGTGGAACAGGCCCGGCGACTTGCCCGCGAAGATCGGTGCATCCGCGCCGACCGCGGGGCCGCCATACGCGACATAGTTGTGCGCACCACCCGATTCGACGTTGGTCGTCGAGTACGGGCCGACACCGGTGAGGGTGCCGGCGGTGTGGCCGCCGCCCGGTCCGCCCGGGTCATCCCACACGCCGACCGAGAATCCTTCGCCGAGACCAGGTGCCCACGGCTGCCCGCCCGGGAACGATCCCGTCGCCCACTTCCACGAGCCGTTGCCGCCGTTGAGGATGGCGTCGGCGATCGCCGACACGTAGCCCGAGCAGTCCTCGAAGCCCCACGTGTACGGGTTGCCGTTCCGCATCTTCGCGGCGCGGTGGCCGTTCTCGAGCTGCGACTGCCAGGCGGGGCGGATCTCGCCGCCGTCCTTGTACTTCGGGAGCAGCCAGTCGAACATGCCCTGCGGGTTGACGTTGCCGAGGCCCTTGACCGCGACCTTGGCGCCGTAGGCGTCAACGTTGTCGCGGCCGAGCTCGCGGATGATCTGCCCGCCGTCCCAGGTGAACGGGACGCCGCGCATGATCATGTCGCGCAGCGCGTAGACGGCGTTATGGCCGCCGACGCGCTGGACTTCCTTCGTGGTGAGCATGTGCTCGCCGTTCGAGCCCCACATCAGCACGTCGTCGGACGTGCCGGTGCCGGGCCCGCGGATCGCGCCGCCGTTGCGGTGCTCGGGGATGCCGGCGAGTTCCTCGGCCTTGTCGAGCCCGAGGAGATCGGCCGCCTTGTTCCAGGCTTTCAGGATGCCGCCGTTCCAGACGGTGTTGATCAGGAAGTTGATCGGCTTCGCGAGGATGGCTTTGAGACCGTTCCACTTGTCCTGGATCCCCCTCACGACCTCCCCGAAGAAGTCGCGGACCTTGCCGAGAGCACCGGTCATCGCATCCCACGCGGGGCGGATCACGTTCTCCCAGACCCACGAGATACCCGCTCCGAGGCCGTCCCACGCGGGCTTGATTGCGTTGTCCCAGATCCACTTGAAGAAGTCGCCGAGAGCCTGCAGCGCGGTCTTGAGGCCGTCCCAGGCGGGGCGGATCACGTTCTCCCAGGCCCACTTGATTCCGGCCGCGAGGCCGTCCCAGGCAGGCTTGATCAGCGAGTTCCACACCCACCCGAAGAACGCGCCGACTGCCTGTAGCGCGGCCTTGAGCGAGTTCCAGGCGGGCTGGATCACGTTCTGCCACACCCACGAGATACCGGCGCCGAGGCCGTCCCACGCGGGCTTGATCAGCGAGTTCCACACCCACCCGAAGAACGCTCCGAGGGCCTGCAGCCCGACCTTCATCAGCTCCCAGACGGGCTGGGCGACGGTCTCCCACAGCCAGGTCAGGATCGCCCCGACCATCTCGAGGTAAAGCTTGACGCCCTCCCAGAACAGCAGGAACGCCGTGATGACGACCGCCAGCGCGATCTTGAGCCCGGTGAATACCGGCTGCACGATGTTCTCGTACAGCCACGTGAAGATGGCACCGATTGCCTCGAAGATCGGCCGGATGAAGTCCCACGCGGCGGCCATTGCAGCCTTGATGCCCGACCACACCGTCTCCCAGATCCGCTTGCCGGTCTCGGTTTGGGTGAAGAACCACACCAGCGCGCCGACGAGCAGGGTGATCACCGAAACGATCGCCATGATCGGGTTCGCCTTGATCGCCGCGTTCAGTGCGCGGACGCCGACGGCGGCGCCCTTCGATGCCGTCGACGCGACGGTCTGAGCGATGGCCCACGCGCGCGTCGCGATGGTCGAGGCCTTCGTGGTGATTGCGTGCGCCTTCGTCGTGATCATCGACCGCTTGGCCCACACGTCCTGCACCTTCACGGCGGCCGTCGCCGCCACCACAGCACCGCGGTAGGCGGTGTAAGCGCCGACCACGAGAGTGACGATCCCCGGGTGCGCGGCCATCAGGTCGGCGAGCGTCTGCACCGCCGGGACGAGGATGTCGCCGATCACGGGCAGCAGCGCCTCGAGGACGTCGAGGAACAGCGACCAGGTGCTGATGCCGATCGCCGCGGAGGCCTGTCCGAGCGAACCGACGATCTGCCCGACCGGTGGGCCGAGCTCGGCGAGGATGTCCTTGACCGTCCCGAAGATTCGGCCGATCTGCTCGCCCCAGCCGCGCACCATCACGCCGGCGTCGATGACCTTGTTCATCCACGGCAGGTCGACGTCGGCGCCGTCCCCGGCGATCACGCCGAAGAACAGCTTCACGGTGTCGCGTGCCTGCTCGATCGCTTCCCGCGTCCGCAGGATGCGGTCGACGAGCTCGGAGTCCTCACTGACGCCGAGCGCACGCCCGATGTCGGTGGTGAAATCGCCCGTCGCGAACAGCTTCGTCGCGGCGAACAGCGAATGGATGTTCTCGCTGATGGTGACGATCCCGCGCGCGAGACCCGAGTTCGAGAGGTCCTTGCCGGGGAATGCCTTCTCCCACGCCTCGCCGAACGCGCCCGTCGTCAGCAGCTCGAGGACGCCCTTGGTCTTGGCGTTGATGTTGTCGATCCCACCGGTGATGCCCTTGAACACTCCGGGTGCGGCCTTGAACGGCGCCGACAGCAGGGTCTCGCCGAGTCGGCCGAGTGCGGCGCCCATGTTCTTCATCGAGCCCTGGAAGGTGTCGCCGGCGGCCAGAGCGGACCCGCCGATCGACGACTCGAGCGCCTTCTGGAAGGTCTCGAAGTCGATCTTCCCGTCGGAGGCCATCTTTCGGACTTCCTCGGCCGTCTTGCCGGTGACCTTCTGCAGGCCGGCCATGATCGGGATCGCGTTCTCACCCATCTGGGTCAGGACGTCGCCGCCGAGCTTTCCGGACTCGGCGACCTTCATGACCATCGGCGCGACCTCGCCGAAACCCTTGTTCGCGAACGCCGCGGCGTCGCCGACCAGCTTGAGGGTGCGCTGCAGGTCCTTGCCGGGCTTGATGCCGTTCGACAGCGCCATCGCCGCGGCGTCGGCCGCTTCGTTGGTGCCGAAGGCAGTGCCCGACACCGAGGCGCTCACGTCGCCCATCACGGATTTGATCTCGTCGGAGGCCAGTCCGAGGCCCTTGAGCTTGGCCTGCGCGTTCTCGATCGCGGTCAGCCGGTTGAAGCCCTTCGTCAGGGCGGCCCCGAGGACGGTTGCGACGGTCGCGCCGACGGCTATCGCCCCGGTCTTCATGGCCGCGCCGATACCGCCGACGAGCTTCGAACCGATCCCGTGGCCCGAGGTCTCCGACTTCGCGGCGAGACGCTGCAGGAACGACTCCGACTGCGCGTCGGCCTTGCTGCCGTCGAACTGCGCCTCGATGCGCTGCACGCGCATGTCGCCGGCCTTGCGCTTGGACTCGGCTTTCGCCAGTGATTTCGATGCCGCTTCGCTGCCGCGCTTCGCCTTCTCGACGGCCTCCTCGGCGGCGGCGAGGCGTCCGACGTCGGTGACGCCCTTCTCGCGGAGCGCCTGCAGCTTCGCCTCGGCGACGGTCTGGGCGCCGGCGGCGTCGGCGGCCTTGCGGCGTGCTGCCTCCTCGGCCTTGACCATCGACTCGAGGTCGCTCTTGGCCTTCGCTAGGCGGCGTTCGTTGATCTTGACGTCGACGTTCTGCTCGATCGGGTTGCCCTGGATCTCCGAGCGGATCCGCTTGAAGTAGCCCGTCATCGACGGCAGGACGTTGAGGAATGTCTGCCCACCCTGTAGGTCGGCCATGGGGCACCCCCTAGTTTTCGGAGTAGCGCCGCGCGTAGCGGGCGCCGAGGAGCTGCGACGAGAGGTCGTCGTGCTCGCGGAGTGCGTCGCGTTCTTCGGCGCGGTCGTGCGCGGTCTCTGGGCGTGGCCGACGTTGCGGCGGCTTGCCGCCCTTGCCCTTGAACTTCGGGCTCGCGCCCCAGATGCCGTGGACGACGTGCTCGAGGAGTTCGGCGACCTCGGTCATCAGCTCGCGTTCGGGCGTCCACCCGATCAGCGACGGACGGTTCGAGCGCGGCGGCAGTTCGCCGCGGGCTTCCATCTCGAGGATCTGGTCGGCGCGTTCGTCGTCGTCGGCGATCGCGGCGTAGTACCAGCCCCCGACGGGGAGGGTGGGGAGCATGCGCAGAAAGTTGTTCCACGGCAGGTCTTCGTGGTCGCGCACCCAGTCGTAGAGGCGCGCGTTCCCGGGCATGCCAAACAGGTCCCGGTCGATCGCTATGCCGTAGCGGTCGATCGCGTCGACGAGGTAGGCCCAACCCTGATCGGGCGGCGTGAGCAGCGCGAAGTGCGCGCGGATGTCGTCGACGAGGTCGGCGAGCTCGCTCATCGGCCGGCGGGCGTACGCGTCGGCGATGGTGTCGGCTGTGTCTTCGTCGACGAGGAGATCGAGGACGTCGTGGATGGAGGTTGTGGTGTCGAGGTCGGCGACGTCGTCAGCAGCGGGCACCTCGACGACGAGTTCGGTTCCGTCGTCCAGAGAGACGAAGAACGGGCCGACAGCCTCGTCGAGAAGTGTCTCGAAAAACGATGCCGTCGACCCGTTCTCGTCTGCGTTCATGGTCAGCGGCGACCACGGCCACCGCGGCGGCGATCGCGGCTGCGGCGCTCGGCGCGGTTGATGGCGGAGTCGGCGTCGAACAGGCCGAAGTGCTTCGACATGTCGCGTGCGATGTCCACGAGCACATCGGGATCGAGCGGTCCGATGTAGTCCTCGAGGTCTTCGTACTGGTCCCCGAGGAACAGCTTGAGCACGCTTCGGGAGGTCTTCGCCTCCTCGATGTCCATCACGGTGTAGCCGTCAGGTTCTTCGACGACGAACTCCGGCGAGTCGGCCACCCGGAAGGTGAAAGGTTCCTTCTTCGGCCGGGTGGAGTCGTACTGCCTTGCAGCAGCGCCATTTCGCGGCTCGAAGCTGGTCACGGTGTCGATGTCCTTCGCGCTCACTGCGCACCTCCGTTACGTCGGCTGGTCTTGGGCTTGGGGGCTTCCGCCGCTGCGGTCGCGGCGGCTGCGGATTCGGCCGCGCTTTCGGCGGCGTCGCGGGCCTGTTGGGCGTCGAGCGCGAGCTTGACGTCCGGATCGTCGGCGGCCGCCGATGCAGCGGCAGCGGCGACGTCGGGCACGGAAGGCGACGACTCGGCCGGGGCCTCGCAGTATCCGGAGGCGAGCAGCTGGCGGTGCTCGGTGTGATCGCCCGGCGTGTAGGTGCGGCCGTCGGGTGAGACGAGCGTGACGGGCTGCCAGCCGTCGGCGTTGAAGGTGGGCATCTGTCCCATGAGGGATCAACTCCTCGATCGGTGGTCGGTGGGGCGGTCATGGTGAGCACCGAGCGGGCGGTCGACCGCCAATCCCCGCCCGCCCGGTGCTGTTCAGAGGGCGGACTACTGTCCGCCGGGGGCGGTGCCCTTCTTGAAGCCGGCGTCCTCGAGGACGCGGTCCCAACCGGGGCCAGCGAAGAAGTGCCGCACGGAGACGCCGTGTACGGGGTCGACCATCGCGTTGACCTTCGTCGGCCACGTCAGCGCGCCGCCGGCGTCCGACAGCGTCTGCTCGCCCATCTCGGCGACCTCGCCGCAGTAGAGCAGGCGGGCGAGGTAGATCCGATCCACGCCGGTGTTGAATTGCGCCATCAGCAGGTAGCGCAGCTGCAGGATTTCGGCAACAGCGGGCTGGTCGAACGCGACCTCGCCGGTCACCGGGTCGGCGGTCATCGCGGACAGGTCGACACCGAGGTTGTTCTGGATGTTGTAGCGGTTCGCCTCGAGGCCGGTGAACTGGATCCCGGAGACGTCCGAGATGAAGTCGGACATCACCGGGTTCGAGTAGCCGATCGCGTTGATGTCGTCCTTCTCGACTTCACGCGTGAGGGTGATCGCGTCGTCCTTGAGTAGCAGGCCGAAGTCGAACGCACCCTCGGGCAGTTCCGCGAGCTGCGCGCTCGATCCCTCGGTGATTGCCTGGATCGGGTCGACGGACATGGGCATGCCGTAGATGTGCATGCGCTTGGGCTTGAGGATGAGTTCGCGCTGATGCCGCGCGACCTCGAGCTTGCCGATATCGGTAGCCATGGGTGCCTCCTGGGCATGAGAAAGGCCCACAACGAATGTCGTGGGCCTCGTGGATGTTCAAGGTGTGTCAGCGCCGCCAGGGCTTCGACAGGCTCAGCGCGTAGTAGGCGACGACGCGGCGGACGTCCGGGTTCTCGAACGGTTCCGCCTCCGGCGGGGTATCGACCCGGCACGAGTCGACACCGATCGGCTTCGGCTCGTCCTCGACGTCGATCTCCGCGTCGACGATCCGTTCCATGTAGTTCGCGACCTGCCGAGCCAGCTTCGACGCGGCCCGCGGATCCGGATCGTGGCAGACGATCATCACGCGCGGGTAGTCGCTGATCCCGTCGTCGTGGCCGCCGACGCGGTTGATCTGGATCCCGCGCCCGCCCTCGTCCGGGTCCGGCGGCTCGGTGTCCGTCTCGCCGAGTGGCGTGAGGTACGCCATCAGCACGTCCTCGATGTCGGGGAACAGGGTGTCGTCGATCTCGACGACCATGTCAGTACCTCCGCCTCTGGTTCATCGCTCGGATCGCCGCCTCCTGCGCGCGTACCGGCCGCGAGCGGCTGGTGCCGAACAGGGCGGACTGGTTGCCGCGGCGCGATGCGACGATCCGCGAGCCGGGCCGGCCGTCCCAGCCCTTCGCGGGCTCGACGCGCACCTTGTCGGCGAGCTGGCCGGACCGCTTGTGCCGGCGCGCTTCCTTCCGAAAGGCATCGGCGCCGACCTTCGCCTGCTTCGCGGTTGCCGCCTGCACGCGCTTCGACGCCATGATCGCCTTGGCGTCCTTCGACGAGAACCGGATGCTGCCGGGCTTACCGTTAGCCATTGGTCCCCTTCCCGTTCCAGCGTTCGAGGTAGCCCCAGACGTACTCGGCGACGCCCTCGTCGTCGAACCACGTCTGCAGGTCACCGTCGACGTGCAGCCGGTCACCGATCCCATCGACCGCGAGGACGTTCTCCGACGACTCGGGGAAGCCGGGAGGGGCGTAGAGGACCCACCGGGTGCGCCGCTCGAGGGGTACGCCTTCCGCCGAGTCGACGGGCTGGACCGAGCAGCCCGGCCACACTGCGCCGGGCCGCTCGGTCATGACTCCGCGTTTGCCGCGGACCCGTTCGATCACGCGCACGGTCTGATTGCCGAGGTCATCCATCGAGGCCTCCGAAATGCCAGCTCGGTGTGCCGACTCGGGAGATCCCGAGTAGCTGGTGGTGGAAGTCGGTGAAGACGAGGATCTCGCCGGGGTTGGCGAGGGTGCCGCCGCGCGAGACGCCGCCGGTGGTCTTCGTGAAGGCGACGAGTCCGCGGTACTTCTCGGTGTCCATCGCGGTTCGGACCGCGTCGACGACCACGAAGTTGGCGGCCCGGTCGTCATCCGCGATGGCGGGCCTGTGCCCGCGGATCCAGATGCCGGCGGCGACGATCATCGCCTCGATGTTCGCGCGGTCCTCCTCGGTCGGGGGACGTCGACCGCGTGTCACTTCATCGACTGTCGCGAACTCGGCCACGCTGCCTCCCTTCGTCCCGTCAGGACAGCGCGGCGATCAGCTCGCGCTTGTCCAGTCCCTCGGCCGCGTCGCGGTCCATGCCGCCTGCGACCGCGTACTCGACCCACACGGCCTTGGGTGCCGCCTGCTTCGGGCGCTCGGTCTCCGCCGCGGCCGGATGCTCGGTGTCCTGGTCGTGCCCGGCAGGCGCGTCGGCGTCGGCGACGGCGTCAGCGTCGGCGTCAGCCTTGGCGTCGCCGTCAGCCGATGTGCCCTCGCTGGATTCGTCGCCGGAGCCGTCCGGGCTGCGCGTGTCGACGTCGAGGCCTGGCTCGTGGGCTCCGTCGACCGCGACGATGGCCCCGATTCGCAGCAGACGATCGATCTGGTTCTCCGGCGGGGTGAACACAGTCCCTCGGGTGATGCGGTCGCGAGTGCCTGGCGGTTGCCAGGACTTGCTCACGAGCCGGTAGAGGTCGCTCATGCGATCCCCGTGATCCAGCAGGCCGACAGCGGCTCGTCGACACCGATGATGCGGATCTGCGTCATGTCCGAGCGCCAGGACTCGGTCGGGCCGCCATTCGGGCCGCCGCCCTCGGCGTACAGGCCGGTCGCCTCGAGCGGACGCGGATCGGCGTAGAAACCGGTGATGCCTCGCTGCAGGACCAGCACCTTGTCGGTGGGCCAGAACCGCGACTGGAGGACGTTGCAGCTCATCAGGCTGCCGGGCAGCGCGCCCTTGAACCCGATGTGCTCGCTCGCGGCGTCGCCGTTGTAGAGCTTGCTGAATCGGTCGTCGTCCATCAGGACCGGCCACAGTGCCGGATTCATGACGATGGTGTCCGCGACGTAGCCGTAGGGCTCGTTCGGGTTGTTGTCGTGCAGGGCACCGTTCACCGACTCGATCGCGGCGGCGATGTCGCTGCGGGGGTTGCTCGTCGAGCCGCCCCAGGTGTCCGATGCCGGGATCTCGGGGACCCCGGCGTCAGCGAGTGCCTTCTGCGCGAGCTTGTCGTTCGCGCGGATGAAGGTGTTCGTGGTCCGAGTCAGGTTCTTGAGAACCAGCTGGATCTGGTTGTAGTCCTTCATTTCTCGGGAGATGCGGTTCGCCAGCCCGAGCTTGTGTCCGACCGCGACCTCGGGCTGCCCCTCGCCGGAGCCGGCGACAGGAATCTCGCCGAACTCGCCGACGATCTCGGGGTCGCCGTCGAGGAACACCGGCGCCGAGCGGGTGAACTGCACGACCGGGCTCGCCGGGCTGCCGCCGTTGCGGAACAGCGTCTCGGCGACGAGTTTGTCGCGGACCAGATCGATCGCCCGAGTCGGGATGACGTCCGGTGCGCCGATCAGGTCGGAGACGGTGATCTTGTTGCCGTCATGGATGGAAACGATGGTCTTCGCCACTGGTACAGCCCTCCTAGAGCCCGAGATCGACGAGGACCGACTTGCCGTCGTCGCTGAGTAGTTCCTTGACCCGACCGACGATCGCGCCGACACCTTCGGTGCCGGCGGCCTTCTTCACCGCGCCGCCGCCAGCGGAGACGACGAGGTCGCCAACGGCGGCCGAGCCGTCGGAAACGACCGGGACACAGCCCATGCCGCTCGCCACGGTGACGACGTCGGTCGTCGCGACGAGCACGCCTGGCGTGGACGACGCCGCCGGCGCCGCGTCGGTGAGCGCGACGCCGAGGATCCGCTCGGAATCTGCGGCGGCTGGCTTGACGGTGCGCTTGCCGGTGCCGGGGTCGACGACCTGGCCTCCGGTCACGGCCGCCTCCGCGGTGTAGGAGATGCGGCCCTTTTCGAACTTCACGTTGATGCCGGACATGGTCAGAATCCCTCCAGTGCCTTGTAGGCGGCCGACTGACGGATGTCGCCGCCACTGCCATCACCACCGACGCCGTCGCCGTCGTGGCCGATCTCGGCGACCGGGAACACGTTGGCGGGCATGCCGTCGATCAGTGCCCGGGTCTCGGCCGGTGCCGCGGCGATCAGCTTTTCGTAGTGCTCCGCCTTCGACGGCGGGAACTTGCCGGCCGCGAGCGCAGCGTCGATGTACGCGCGCGTCTCGGCAGCCTCCTGGCGTGTGCGGAACTCGCGGCTCGCGACGATCTCCGACTGCATCGATGCGAACTGGTCAGCGTCGACAGTGACGACGCCAGCGCGGGCCTCGATGTCGGAGGATCCCGACGCGCTCGTGTCCGCTCGCTCGGCGAGGGCCTCGTCGAGCGCAGCGACCACGGTGTCGTCGTCGGCGTCGGCGGCAGTGCCGAGGCGCGTCGCGAGGGCTTCCTTGAGGGTGGGCATGGCGCCCTCCTTCCTGTTGTTGGCCTCTACCGCCTCGGCAGAGGGGATGCGCGGTGCCGGCGCCTGGGCCCGGCCCGCGAAGCGGAACCGCGACAGGTTGAACGTCGCGGCGAGATCACCGTTCTCGGCGGCATCGCCATCGACCCGGTCCGCGAGACCAGCTGTTACGGCTTCCTCTGCGGTGAACCAGGTCTCGGCTGCGACGAGGGCACGCCACTCGTCGAAGTCGCCGCCAGCGCGGCGCGCGTAGAGCGAGGTGATCGAGTCCGACACCTTGTCGAGGCGGTCAGCCTCGGACCGGAGGAACGCGGCGTCGCCCTCCGTGAAGACCCACGCCTCGTGGATCATCATCTGCGATCCGGGACCCATGACGATCTCGTCACCCGCCATCGCGATCACTGACGCAGCCGACGCTGCGAGGCCGTCGACATGGACCACGACGCGTGCGTCATGCGCCCGTAGCGCGTTCATGATCGCGATGCCGTCGAACGCCGATCCGCCGGGCGAATTGATCCGCACGGTGATCTCGTCCGCGGTGATGTCCTTGATCTGCTCGGCAATCGCCTGCGCGGAGGTTTCACGCCAGTAGGAGCCGATCACGTCGTAGATCAGGAGCTCGGCGCCACCGCCCGCAAGGGCGTTGATCCGGCACCACTGTTGCTTGCTCATCCAGCCTCCTTCGGCGGAAAGTCCTTGGCCGGCAAATCCAGCCAGCGCCGTACCTGCTCCTCGAGCGAGCGGTCCGGGATGATCACGCCCGCGTCGACGAGCGTGCGAAGGGCAGTCGCGACCGACAGCGACGACTCACTGATCTCGTCGAACACGATCTGTGGTGCGGCCACCGTCTCGCCGAAGTTCCAATCGACGAGGTCTTCGACGATGTACCGGTTCGCCGCGTCACGGACCATCTCGGCGACCGACTTCACCGCGGTGGTGAACAGGTCGGCCTGCGTCGACGCGAGCGCGTACGAACCGCCTTGGCCGTCGAGGTTGAGGAAGTGCGCAAGTGCGACGCGGCCGATCTGCGCGTCGTGGTACTCGATCGCCGGACGCGGATCAGGAAGCTGACCGGTCACTCCCTTCATCGTGAGATCGGAGCCGTGCGGCAGCGACGCCCCGGATCCGTCGCCGGCCCGGTAGGCGTTCGCCATCCTGCGGCCCTTTTCGATGTCCGTCGGCGACGCGTTCTCCGGGTTGGTGTAGACCGGGACGCCCATGCCGTTTCGTTCGATCGTCAGCGCCTCGAGCTTCAACAGCCGATCCTTGAGCAGCCAGTTCTTGTAGGCCGCTCGCAGCATCGACTCGCCGCCCCAGTTGCTGCCCTCGCGCTCGTGCACGTAGGCCACGAGTCGGTCGACCGGGATCGGAATCCGGCCAGCATCCGATGCCCGGAACACCTGCGTGCCGCCCGGTGGACGCTGCTCGATCGCGACCAGGCCGCCGTCACGGGCGACCTTGATGTCGGCGAGCGTCGCGGGCATCCGCGGCGCCAACTTGCGCAGCCGATACCGACGAACCTCAGGATCGAACTCGACGACCTGCTCGAAAAACATCGCACCGAACGGCAACGACAGCAGCGCCATCCGAAGATGCTCCGACCACGAAAAGCGGCGCAGTCGGCGGGGGCTAGCCTTCTCCCCTTCCGATCCCACGATCGGCAAACCGACCTGCTCCCCGATGTCGGCGACGACCTCTGGATCGGCGCCGGCCGGGTCGAGTCGCCATGGAGTCGCGAGGATCGGCAGCGTCACCGCCTTGAGCACGGTGCGAACCTGCGCGTCCTGCCGGCGCATCGAGTCGTACGTCTTCAAACACTGCGGCCATTGCAGCTCGGGGACGTCCTCGACGTCGATCGCCCGATATCCCGCGTCGGGATTCGCGACGACATAACCGACTTCACCCGGCGACGGTGCCTCCACCATGCTCACCACGACACCTCCATCAGGTCACCCATGACCGACCCACCGTCGGGAGCAGGTTCGAAACCCACTTCCGCTGGCGGCGGTACAGCCTTCGGTTCGAATTGGGACAGGCCCCACAGCGCGTTCGACGCAGCGACGAGCTGGCAGATGGTGCCCGATTTCTTTCGCGCCCAAGCCACACCGCCTCCGTCGCCGATCTCCCGAAGCTTCGCCACCGCGAAGGCCTCGACCATCCGAGGGTCGTCGTCGTGAGTGACGAGGCCCTCGTCGGTCGCGGAGAGGAATCCGGCCGTCGATGCCATGACGTCCTGGGGGCGCATCAGCTCTGGCTCGATCCCCGCCCGCTGCAGCGGTTGGATCAACACCTGCGCGGTCGACTTCGGGTCGATCACCACCGCGACGGGGTCGCCTGCCTCGACCGCGGCCACGAGAAACTTCACAACCGTGGTCGTGTCAGCCGATCCGTGGTAGCCGAGCTGCAGGTGCGCGCCTTTGGCGGTCTTCGCGGCCACCTGGATCGAGCACGTGCGGTCGCGGGTGTCGCGTTCGGTCGACATATCGACCGAAAGGCACGTGACACCGAGGAATGTCGGCTCGCCGTCGTACAGGTTCGACCACGCAACGAGGTTGACCACCGGCTTGTCGGCGTCCTCACTCGCGTCAGGCCAGATACCCATCGCCTCGCGGCGCCACGAGTCTTCGTCGGGGATGTTCTCACGCATCCGCAGCATCGATTCGAGAGGCGTCCGGTGCGGGTAGGACGGGTTCATCACCGCCCACTGCTCGCGGTCGTCCGAATCCGCGGTGGCGTCGGCGGAGAACTCGACGAACATCTGGTCGCGTGACTTCCCGTCGAGTGCGCGCTTGCGCTTCGCGGTGAACGCTGCGCCATCGTCAGTCGGCCGCGGCGGCGTACCGATGAAGAACAGCAGCGCGCCATGCTCGTGCTTCGCAGCGTTCGTGGATGGCACCATGTCCTCGAGCGCCTTCGTGCCGAGGATCTGCGCCTCATCGAATACCTCGACGTCGATCGCGTCCATGCCTCGACCGAATCCCTGCTCGCGGGCGCCGAACATGATGATCGACCCGTTCGCGAACCGGATTTCCTGCTCGCCGTTCGCCGTCCGGATTCCGTTCGGTGCGAGGTGCGGGAGCACCTTCTTGGTCAGCACCATCCCCTGCATCGACCGGAACGTGTTCGTCGTCGTTCGGTTGTGGTGCGACGTCCAGATCACTCGCAGGCCCGGGAACTCCAAGCACAGTCCGATGATCAGATTGCCGACGGTGTACGTCTTGCCGACCTGGCGCGGAATGGACGCGACCACGCCGCCCACCGTCGCCGCGTACTTCCCGTCTTCGCGGCACCCGAGGGCGACACGACCGAATCCCTGCTGCCACTCATCGAAGGCGACGCCGATGTCCTGCAGTCGCTTGTAGACCCGCGGGAACTGTGACGTGACGATCCCGTCCGGGATGACCAGGTGCCGCGCAACCTCAGATAGCCGACGCGTCGAACCGGTCATCGATCATGCCTGTCAACAGCGGATGCTCCGGATCCAGCTCGCGCAGAGCGGACTCGAGGTCACGGAGTCGGCCTGGCGCTTCATCCTCGGCTCGCGCGTCGATCGCCTCGATCTCGTTCGCGATGTCCTGCAGGCGCTTGGTCAGCGACGCCAGATCACGCGGCGGGCAGTCCTTATTCGTCACGGCATCGGCGATCCGATCGCGCATCGACACCAGCAAGGCACGATGCGAACCGGATTTCGCCGCCTGTGTCACCGTCAGTGGCTTCGTGGGCGTCACGACCTCGTCGTCGGCGACTGCACGCAGTGGGGACTTCTTGGTGGTCATGCGGCATCACCTCCCGTCGGCGCGCGTTGGGTGTGGTGGAAAAAACGCCGGAGAGAGATTCCTGACTGGGGGCCGGGCAGTCAGGAGTCAGGGCCCCGTGCAGATTTCGGGAGGGGGGTCAGCCGCCGGAGGACTAAGCAATCATCCTTGTTCGGCGGTCGGCAGCTATGGCCACGGGAAGGCTTTCGGCCGGCGGCGGCGCAGCACGGGCCGCTGGTGGTCGCGGGATCCGTCCTGGCGTTCCTTGTTGCACCTGCCGTGTAGAAGTCGATCCGCCTTCGTGCCGCCGTGAGCGCGTGCGTGCGAGTGGTCGGCCGCGAGTGACCCGGAGGCGCGGTCGGGTGAGTCCGGGTCGTAGTCCCAGTTCTGCGTCCGGTCGCGGTGCATCGGTTTGCCGCACCACCAGCACGGTGTGCCGTCGACGTGCACGCGGAGTAGCGCTTCGCGCTCCTTCTGGTGCTGCCACCCGAGACCGCGCTCGGTGGTCGACTTGGCCGTCGATGTCATCGACGTGCTCGACCCACGTGAAAGTTCATCGGTCTCCCCCGATCGGTGCGGCGAGCGCATGGCGGATGGAAGCGTCGGTGCAGCGCATGACGCGGGCGATGACGTCGATCGGCCATCCGCGCTTGTGCATGCACTGGATGGCGTTGGGTTCCTTCGCCTCGCAGCCGGAGTCGAATCGGTACTCGGCGGTGTCCTTGAACTTCGTCGGCGCTGCCATGGCTTTCCCCTGCGTCGGTGAGTTGTTGGGTCCGCCCGGGCAGCGCGCACCACCGCCGATGCAGATTTCGGCGGATCGTCGTTCTGTGCGTGCTTGGATTCCAGTTCCCCGTGCTCGCCAGACCATGGGTCTGAATGGGGGCCGGTGACTTTGACGCCGGGCGGAAGTCTGTGCGCCCGCCGACAAGGGAAGTGTCGGCGGGCGCGTCTCCCCCGGGCGCCGTTCGGCTGCACCTTGGGGGCCGGGACTGTCGGTGCTTGGCCGCGCGCTGTCGAGCGCCGCAACGGCCGCCGGCCGAGAGTCCCGGTGTCTGGGCACGCGAATACCCCGACCGGGCGCTGTTGGTGCAGCGTTGGATCCAGGTCGGCGTCGCAGGTCACGCGCGCCCTTGAGATGTTTCAGGAGCGCGCCGAGGACGTCACTTCACGCGGCGTTGGATGAGGTCGGCATACCCAGCCGCAGTGATCGGGTGGTTAGACGGCGGCCACTTCGTGATCTCCACCGTTGTCGGGGACGGCTCCATTGTCGAGGTCGTCGAGTTTGGTCTCGACTCGGGCAGCCATGAGGTGAATGAGGTGCTTCTCACCTGCCTTCGTCAACCTCAAGTAGACGCTCGAGTCGTTGATAGGACGCTTCTTCTTCCCCTCCTCAACCCACCCCAGCGCGTGAAAATGGATCTTGATTCGATCCCAGGTCGAGCCCAGAATGACAACCCTCGTGCTCCGTTCGAGCGGAATGCCCTTGTCCTGAGCGTCAAACTTGAAGGCCGCGTTGAGACTGGACCGCATCGTGGACTCAGTGCACTCGTTCATCAACTTCGGCCCTAGAGCCTTGAGCAGTGCATCCCAAGTCACGGTCATGGTTCGCGTTTCCCACTCGCCGTTTTCGCCGGCGTTGTGCTGGTAGTGCAGGTCTACGGAGTCTCGGCCCTGCTGGAACGCGCTCGAATCAATCGAGGTATCTGACCGCGTCTCTGCTCGTTCCAGCTTCAGCTCCGCCACTTCGGTTCGGAGACGGGCAAGTTCGGCCTCGGTCTCAGGAGTCATGGCCATGGATCCTCGAACCCAACCTTCTGCAGGGTTCTTCTTGAAGGCGCGGTGCAGGCTTCGACCGACGAGCGATCCGAGCTCTTGGGCATTATTGAAAAACTTGACCATGCGCCCGGTCGTCACTTTATCCCGGAAGGCTTGCAGCTTCTCTCGCGCTTCGTCGCCCAGTTCGGTCTTCTCCGCGGGGATCGCTCCCGGATTCTGATGTACGAAAACAAGAACCGTTTTTCCCTGTCCGACTGCGTAGTCAAACTCCTTCTCGGTGTAGCTGATGCCGTCCACCGTGGAGCCGTACCGTCCACCCACAATGAGGACGTAGTAGTCGCTGAGATCGATCACCTCCGTGATGAGAGACCACTGATCCTCGTCCGATGCAACGAACAGCTCCATGCCAGCGGGTATGCACTCTTGCTCCAGCAGCACCTGCATGACCTCACGGCGTTCTTCGATCAAGTCGACGTAGGTCGAGCTGACGAAGACTTGATAGCGACGTTCAATTCCCATCCTGGCAGCGTAATGGCCGTGTCGCCCAGAATGCGTCACGCTCATCTCCGGTGCGAGAACGAGTCGCGGAAGTCTGGTAGCCGATTACCGGCCGCGTGCCATACGACAGCGGTCGTACGACGCCGCTCGATCGAGAAGTCGAGTACGTGGCTCTTTGATACGCGAAAGGTGCGAGGTTGTGGCTACAACTCTCGCACCTGCCGGCGTCAGCCTAGCATAGGGATCGGCCGTCGCTGGTCACGCGTTCTTGGGGTGTTTCAGGTGGGCGTCGAGGACGTCGCCGAGGATGAACACTCGCTCGGTCTTCCTGCCTGCCTTGGCGATCCACACCGGCGCGATGATCTTCTCGTCGGCGAGGTACTTCACGCGCCGCTGGGTGAGGTCGGCGTATTCCGCGCCCATGGTGTGCGCCATCTGGACGCAGGCCCGTGCGTTGAGGTTGAGCCGACGGGCCTCGGCCCACTTCGATTCGTCGATCTGGCGGAGCGGCTTCTCAGCGGGGCGATCGACGACGCTGACTGCAGCGTTGTAGGCGTCGATGATCTGGCGGTAGGCGCGGGCCCCGTCGTCGGTGCGCGCGAGGTGAAACGCATGGTGGGAGAGCCAGCGGGCAAAGTGCGGGCTTCGACCGTCGCCAGGCCAGGGCAGTCCGTGCTCGGTCGCAACGTAGTTCGTCCACGATCGCAGTGTGCCGAGCAGCTGGTGCCCGCAGTCGGAGGCGCGTTCGTTGAACGCGAGGGGCACCTCTTCGTCCTTGCCGACGCGGGTGATGGACTTGTTCGTGAACGCGGTCTGGCAGGTGATCGCGTTCTCGAGCTCCGCGGCCACCCACTCGACGATCTTGTCGAGTCGGTCGACGAGCAGGCTGATCTCGGAGCGGTCTAGGTTCATCTGGTCTGGTTCGGTCACCACAGGGTCAGCTCCTTGGGTTGGTGTCCTGGGCGGGTGAGGTTGAGGGCGGTCATGAGCACCCGGTCGATGTCGTCGGTGCGGGGCCCTCGTGGTTCGTCGAGCGCGCGGAGTTCCGCGACGACGGGGTACGGGAGACTTCGTGCGTAGGCGCGGAGCTGCTGCCGCGTGACCGTGACCAGGACGTCGCCGAACGCATCAGCTTTGAGCTCGAGCCGCGGCCCGTTGCTGTTCCAGATGTGGAAGCGACGAGACGGCCCCTCGCCAGCGGGCATCCATCCGTACGCCTCCGCTGCCCAGCTCGGCTCGATCGGTCCTCCGTGACCGCCGTCGCCGCTCGGGAGGAGTCGGTCGACGCCCGCCCCAGACCGTGCGAGAGCGGGCACGATCCAGAACGGGCTGGCGCAGAACAGGAACGCGCGCTGTTGGGCGGTGAGGGTCACGTGAACCCCCTGCGCGTGTAGGCGGCTACGACGGTCCGGTCTCGTGCCTCGATCTGGTCCGAGGTGAGCGGCCGGCCTCCGGGCTGCAGCATCGCCCCGAACGCGCTCCGGCATTCGTCGCATGGCTGTCCGACTCCGGGGACCGGTCGGCGGCAGCCGGGGAGGACGCAGTCGGGCAGCAGCATCAGCGCGGTCACGGCAGCGCCTCCCCGGCATCGGCGCAGCGCGCGTGCATGAGGGTTTCGTCGGACCAGTCGTGATGCTCGATCAGCCGGAACGTCTCGACGATCCGCTGCCCATCGTGGATCTCCTCTCCGCACACGTCGCACACGGCCACACCATCGGCCCCGCACGCGCAGAGGTCGGGGTTCCGGTTGTCGCAGCCGGTGAAGTCGAAGCCCTTCGCGACCTTGGCCCGCTTCGCGGGGTACGTGCGCGCCATCAGCGGTCACCGGCCTCACCGTGCGGGTCGACGAGGCCGCACTCGTCGCAGCACTCGTCTCCCGTGATGTACCCGGACGTGCTGAGGTGCGGGCACCATGCCTGGACCTTCTCCGTCAGCCGGGCGACTCGCTCCTGCAGTTGATCGGCGCGCGCGGCGCTCTCGGCACGCTCCATGCGTGCAGCCTGCAGCGCGCCGAGCAGCACGGGCAGGGCGTTGCGTGCCGAGACGGCCAGGTAACCGTCGGCCGCGCGCGCGATTCCGAGAGCGACGGGAATCCCGGCCGAGCCTTCGATCGTCCTGCGCTCCTCCGAGTACGTCCACAGTTCGGATGACGCTCCGGCCTCGAGCGACGCGAGGGATGCGACGAGGGCGTTGAGGGCGTTGAGTTCCTGTTCGGTCATCCGAGTCTCTCTCCGAGGGTGCTGATTTGGTCCGCGAGCCAATCGGTGTAGGTCATCGACGTCCGCGGCTTGATGCGGAGGGCGTAGCTCGTGTGGTCGCCGCGGCGCAGGTAGCCGTCGAGGTCGTGCGCGGCCTGCCGGTAGATCGCGTGGACCTCGTCGCGGTTGCGCCAGTCGATCGCGACCTGCTGCCACTCCTGCCGTTTCAGTCGGCCGACGAGGTCGATGCCCCAGCCGAGCAGGCTGGAGAGGCTGAACGCGCGGGTCTGGTCTGCGATCGTGCGGAGTGGGCTGTTCGACGGGCAGCAGCAGATCGCGTCGGCGGGGTCCGCAGCCCAGAACGTCGGCAGCTGGTGGTGGATTGTGCGGTGTCCTGCAATCCCCCAGATTGACAGGGCTGGCGACGCCCAGTTCGGCATGAACGGGTCGGAGATCAGCCCGCATCCGACGACCTCGAGGCGCGGGTGTTCCCCGCGGGCGACCTCGGCGGCGACGTTGCCGGCGAGCGCGGCGCCGCCCGAGTAGCCGAGCAGCAGCACAGGATTCGGGTCCTCGTCGATCATGCGCAGCAGCAGTTCACGGCCGGTGCGCAGTGACTCGTCGAACGCCGGGCCGAGGGGAAGCGGGACCGGGCCGTACGACGCGGTCCACGGGACCTCGATCGCGCGGAAGCGTGTCGGATCGAGGCGGCGTGTGACCGCGCTGCACATGTTGCCCTGCATGGGTTCGCCGATGCCTCGGCAGGCGAGCACGGTGATCATGCCTGGTCTCCGATCGTGTTGCTGGCGCGGGCGTTGGCGATCGCAAGGGCGCCGCGGATCACGGCCTGCAGGCGGGCGGCGATCTCCTGGAATCGCGGGTTGCTTTGCGCGGCGGGCGTGCACAGGACGAGGTCCTTGCGGATCCGGACGCCTCCGTCGAGCTGGCCAGGATGGGTGACGATCAGCGGGTTCTCGACCGGCGCCTGGCGGGCGCGGAGAAACTTCTGGCCGTCGAGGAGCGTGCGGGCGATGACGACGGTGTGGACCGGGAACAGGTGCGCGAACGGACGCTGTGGGGTGTCTCTCATCGGTTTCTCCATGCCTTCGCGTCGGGGCAGTTGACCCAGTGCGGTTCGTAGAGGGGGCGGGTGGATCGGCGGACCGCGGCGAGCTGCGCGCCGACGAGGACGCCGGCGTAGAGGACTCCGCCGTGGACGTCGAGCGCGACGGTCCCGGACTTCGCGGGTGTGGCGTCGACGGGCAGGTGTTTCCCGGCCGGGGTTTTGCCCCAGTGGATCTCGGCGCGGCACGAGCGGCACCGGGACGGCGCGGGTAGTTCGGTGCTCATGCGTGCATTGCCTCCTGTCCAGCGAGGGCGACGTCGTAGGCGGATCGGGCGTGCCGGAGCTGTCCGGTGCCGATGCGTGTCTGCCATCCGTCCTTGCGGCGTTCGGCGGGCGAGACGAGCTCGGGCGGGTACTCGCCGAGCGCGCGGGATCCGTTTCCGCGGGGGCGGACGAGCACGGTGCGCATGGTCGGGTCGAAGGCAACGCACGCGCCGAGGATCTGCGCGGTGGCGAGGAGTGCGCTGGGGTCGGCGGCGGCGCGGCCCTTCATGTGCCAGTTCGGCCGGACGACGTCCTCGACGGCGATCGTGACGTCGACGACGAGCGCGGTCCGTTCGACGATCGTGGCCATGGCGCCGAGAACTTCGTGCACGTAGGTCAGTTCGATCGGCAGCATCTTCTCGGCGGCGTTGACGACGACCTGGTGTTCGACGACGTCGCGGCCGATGATCAGGCACAGGCCTGTCGAGCGTCCGCCGGGGTCGATGCCGAGGACGACGGTGTCGGTGGTGGATCGCATGATGGTCATCTCCTGCCTCAGAACGGCGGTTCGTCGTCGTAGCTGCCTGCCTGTGAGGCGTTGCCCCACGGGTCGCCTGCTGGGGGCCGTTCGCGGTCCTGGTTGCCCGCGTAGCCGCCTCCGGAGCCGTTCCCGGACCGAGAGACCTTGTTGACCTTCGCGGTCGCGTAGCGGAGCGAGGGGCCGATCTCGTCGACCTCGAGCTCGACGACGGTGCGCTTCTCGCCTTCGCGGGTCTCGTAGCTGCGTTGCTTGAGACGGCCGGAGACGATGACGCGCATACCGCGAGCGAGGGTCTCGGCGACGTTCTCGGCGGCCTCGCGCCAGATGCTGCAGCGCAGGAACAGCGCGTCGCCGTCCTTCCACTCGTTGCTCTGGCGGTCGAAGGAGCGTGGTGTCGATGCGACGGTGAAGTTCGCGACGGCCGCGCCGGCGGGGGTGAAGCGCAAGGTCGGGTCCTCGACGAGGTTCCCGACAACGGTCAACGTGGTTGCGTTTGCCATTGGTCAAACTGCCTTTCGGGTGGTGCGCTGCGCGCGGCGGCCGGCGGATGTGCGGTGAGGTTGTCGATCACGGATCCGTGCGCACTCGCGGCATCTCGCGGTCCCCTTGGTCGGATCGATGTAGGTGTTCGCGGCGGTGTACGGGTGGCCGTTCCTGCAGCGGTCACGCATTCCGTTTTGGAGTGCGTATCCAGCACCGCGACGGAGGTTCTCGGCGTTGGTGACCGGTTCCAGGTGGCCGGGGTTGACGCACAGTCGGTTCCGGCACAGGTGGTCGAGGACGAGACCGTCGGGGATGACTCCGTTGAGGTGCTCGTAGGCGTAGCGGTGCGCGAGGACTGTGGATCCCTTCACGGGGTGGAACGCGCCGTAGCCCTGCTTGATGCGACCGGCTGTCCACTCCCAGCAGTTGCCGAGGCCAGGCCGGGCAGCGGGAAGTTGGCCGCCCCGGTTGACCTTGACCCAGAACCGACGAAGCTCGGGATCGGCGGTGAGGTTGCCGATGACGTTGATGACGGTGTCGCCTGCCATGGGGTGGTTCTCCTAGTTGATGGCGCGAAGCTGTGGATAACTCGATGTCTGCTCGCGCGGAAAGAATTGGTTTCTTTTGGTTTTGGAAGGACTGGGCGCCACTGTGGTGTCGCCTTTGATGCGCTGTGGTGTCGCCTTTGCGCGCTGTGGTGTCGCCTTTGCGTCCGCCAGAGCCGCCACTGTGGTGTCGCCTGTGGATGAATTACTAACAGGCTGTGGATTATTCAAAGACGCTGCTGTGGTGTCGCCTTCGCACGCGGAAGGTGACGCCGTGGTGTCGCCTTCGGAAGGCGTTGCCGTGGTGTCGCCTTCGTGCCCGTCGACGGCGGTCATGTACGGCAGTCGGAACGTCGTCGTGCGGCCCTTGTACGCGTAGACGGGCGAGCCGTCCGCGGCGAACGCGATCGGAACGCGTGGGTCTGCTCCGACGGCTGCGAGGCGCGCGAACGCGGCTCGCAACCCGGATGCGGTCATGTTGACCCGCAGTCGCAGTTCCTCGTTCAATCGCCAGCACGTGCGCGTCTCGACGTCGCACCACTCGGCGATCGCGACGAGCACGAGACGCTCGGGGGCCTTGAGGGACGGCGGTGCACCGTCGAGCACTTCCTTGACCAGCTGCCATGCCATACCGGCAGCACCTCCATTCCCTCTTGCCCTGCTGATTGCCGCTGACCGGTCACGGCGTGCCCCGGTCGCCCCTCTGCTCGAGCGCGGCGCGCATGCCGGCCTCGTCGACGAGCACCTCGCGGGCCTTCGATCCGTCGGCCGCCGAGACGATCCCGAGCGCGCCGAGCTCGTCGAGGACCCTCGAGGCCTTCGCGAACCCGATCCGCAGACGGCGCTGCAGCATCGACGTCGACCCGAGCCGGGCAGCGACGACCACCTGCGCGGCGTCGCGCAGCAGGTCGTCCTCCCCCGCAGCGACGAGCTTCTCGACGTCGAGCTCGTCGTCCTCTGCAGGCGCAGAGACGTCGGCCGCAACGTCCGGGCCCGGGTCGTCGAGCGCGGGCTGCACGACCTCCGACACCGCCCCCTCAGGTTGCGGATCGGCCGGCTCGTCGGGGAAGTCCGTCGAGCCGATGAACGCGCCACCGCCGTACCGGAGTAGCCACGCGCCGTCCAAGCGGTCCGGGTCCTCGAGATACAGGTCAGTGTTCGGACGGTCCGGGTCGTCGTGGTCCCACCCGGACACCGGCGCGATCGCCCCGACCCACTCGTCACCGATCTGCGCGAGGTGGATCTGACTCGAATGCCGGCGGAAGAGGTGGAGCGTCTTGTCCCGGCGGGTTGCGATCTTGAGTAGCGTCGCCAGATGTGCGGGTGCCCAGGTGGTTCGAGCGGTGTCGGGCAGATCGTCCCCGGCTTCGTTGCGCGGGATCGGGAGCGGATCGCCCGCGAGGATGCGGTGGATACGCGCGAGCGGGTACCCCTCGATCTCCGAGACCTGGAACTCGAACCGGTCGCCGTCGTCGAACAGTGTCGCGGTCTCCATGACTGTGACGGTCTTGCCGTCGAGGACGACGTCGACCGCGTGCCCCTTGTCGCCCTTCGCGAGCGACTTGAGCGCGCCGATGATGACCTTGCAGTTCATCGTCGGCCACACCATCGGAGGCAGTTCGCCCGCGCAGCGGGTCCAAGTGTGCCCGAGGACCGCGCCGTTCGTCGACGTGCCGACCAGCAGTGTCGTCTCCTCGGGATCCTCACCGAAGTGGCCGCGGGTGGTGCGCAGGTGCACGCCCCGGATGTCGGTCGCGGTGAGCACGAGGTCGGTCAGGAGTTCGATGAGCGACTTGGTCGCGATCGTGATGCTCACTGGGCACCGCCTCGCGCAGCAGGTTGCCCGCTGGCTGCCTTGATTCGGCCGGCGGCTTCGGTGAGCAGCTCCCGCGCGGTGCGGCCGCCGGGCAGCGCGACGTCGAGCATCGCAGCGTCCTTCGCCATCGCCCACGTCTCGTTCACCCACTCGGCCGAGTCCGCGGCGAGCGCGAAGCCCTCGAGGTCGACGAGCGACAGCGGCGCGACGAGATCACGGGCGGTCGTGTTCGATCCGCAGCCGAGCAGATCGAAGACGAGCCATTCGAGAGTGAACTCGGGGCGCATCTCGAGGCGGTCGACGCCGGGCCGGTATCCGGCACGGGGCGACCGGACGCCGACCACACGGGGGCCGGTGTCGTGCGAGTACCGCACCCACGCGCTGACGTCGCGGGTCAGGGTCTTGTTGGCCTCGATCTTGTAGTCCCGCTCGCCGGGGATCGGGCGGCCGTCCTTGTCGAGGGCGACGGTCTCGGTGCCGATGGCGGTCACGACAGCGATTCCCGGGAACGTCTTGAGTAGCCGCATCAGCTGGCCGTGCCGGTCGGCGCCGTCGTTCCACAGGTTGCCGGCCTTGATGTCGGCGTCCGGGTCGTCCTGCAGGATCTTCTGCGCGGCCTTCGTCTGCCGCGCGCGGCGGTTGACCCAGTCCTTGATCATTTCCCACTCGGTGGTCATCGAGTCGAACACGAGCATCACCGGCGGCTCCCCGGCGGCCGCGGCCCGCGCGGCGACGGCGTGCACCTGCTCGACGGCGGCGAAGATCGACGGCCACGAGCCGTTGTGCACGACGATCTCGAAGTCGGCGCCCTCGATCGCGCCGTACTCGTCGGCCGACCCTTCGCCGAGGTCGAGCCAGAACGCGCGGCCGACACGCTCGCTCGCGGTCAGCTCGGCCGCGGCGTACGTCTTGCCGCTCTTCGACGGCCCCTCGAGCAGGATCAGCGGGAAGGGTGGGCGTCCGGTGGGTTTGCGGGTCTGCAGTTCAGTCACAGGTGGTCTCCTCGAAGTCGATGACGGGGGCGCCGGCGGCGATCGCGTGGGCGATCGCGTGGCGCTGTTCGATCAGCAGCGCGTGGGCACTGCGCAGGCGGGTCTCGGCGAGCAGGTCGCGCTCGATGTCGTCGATGCCGCTGTCGCTCATCGGCGTTCGCCGGTCAGACGAAGGTTGTCGGGGTGGGTGGCCAGTGGGCCTTGGTTGCCGGAGTAGTGGACGTACACCCAGCGGTCGTCGACGTGCGAGACGATCCCGGTCTCGGCCGGTTTGCCGGTCGCGACGCTGAGGTAGACGACGCGCTTGCCGGTGTGACGCCGGAACTCGTGGAGGGTGCAGGACTTCCACGACGACTCCGGAGTTGTCGGTAGCCGGGGCTCGGTTGGGGCGGTCATGCGGCGAGTCCTGCCAGTGGCGAGGAGATCGCGGCGGTCGCGGCTGCCCAGGCGATGGCGCCGAGGACGATCGCGGCGAGCCACGCCTCGCGCTGGTGGCGCTGTGCGCGATCGAGGCCGGCGCGGCCGTCGTCGGCGGTCGCGAGGATCGCGGCGTCGCGGTCGTCGGTGAGCGCGGCCGCGATCTCGTCGGGCCGGGCGTTCGTGGTGTCGATGACATCGTCCGGTGTGGCCGGGGTTTGGTGGGTGAAACCGAACATGGTTGGGCTCCAATGGGTGCAGTTGACCGCGCGATGGCCCGAGGGGACTCGCGTGATGTGTCGGTGGGTGGTGTTAGAGGATGGCGCCGGTGAATTCGGCGGCGAGGTCGGCGGCGGCCACCGGCGTGAGGGTGGCGCGGAAGCTCGTTGCGTCGGTGCGCGCGATCAGTCGAATGGTCCCCGCCAGTCCGGGGCGGACGGTGAAGTCAACGCCCGGCGTTACGACGGTGGCCGCGGCGCCGCGTCGGACGGTGAACTGCTGCGGGTTCTTCACACGATCGATGTAGGTGAGTGCGTCCCGCTTGCACTGGTGATGTCCGCCCTGCTGCTCCCACTCGTCGCCGATGATCAGTTTCTCGACGGTCCACACCTTTCCGGTGCGGACGAGGCGGAACTGCCCGTCGGCGAGGTTCTCGACGAGCGCGGACCTTGCGCGGAGGCTCCGCGGTCCGACAAGCGACGCCGCGGCCTGCGCAGCGTCGACGCCGAGGAGCTCGGCCGCGACTGCCTGGTCGATCAGGCCTTCGGAGAGCATCCGCCCCAATGTGGCACGGATGCTCTCCCGTACGCCCGAATCGCTGTCCATGTTGTGGGCGGATGTAGCGCTCATGAGAAGCCTCTTTCTGCACCTCGGGCCAGGTAGATTCCGGGCATGGATTGGGGAACGGTGTCCGCGTGGGTCGCAGCGTTGATTGCGGCGACCTCGACGACATGGGGCGCATGGCTTAGGCGGCGTGACCGACCGGAAGCCGACTGGCAGCTAGTGGGCGACGGGAAAGTCACGATCCGCGAGACACCTGACTTCGTTGCATTCTGCGATGAGCACGGCGGCCGCCCGGCTCGGATCGACCAGTTGGTCAATTCCGGGGATGCTGACGCATACCAGGTGATGGTCGTGCCCAAGTCCTGCAAGACAGGTGTTCTCATCATCAGCGACCGGTACACTTCGGGATTCGCAGCTGGCTCGTCGTCACCGCGAGTCCCGTGCGGAGACTCGATATTCGTGGTCATGTGGGACTACCTGCCGGAGGGGCATCCTGATAAAGGTGATCCTGGCTTTGCTCTCGAATGGCTGTCCTCACCAACCCGCCATCGGCGGTTCCGAGATACATACTTCCGGTATGCGGATTACGTCCCCGGACGGCCCTTGGTCCTTGCTCGCTACGCTCAACGCGATCCGGCTCCGCTGCGTCTGATTCGTTCTGTGCGTGAATCATTCGGCATCGGCCATCCTCATACTCGACGAACAGCACCGCGTATCCGGCGCCAGGGGTCGGAGGGATCACGCAACCGCTCAGGTCGCTCGGGCCGAGACAGCTCGCAAACACCCCAGCAGGTTCCATAGCTTCGAGCACTCGCTGCCGCGTCTTCCTACGCCACCGCATCACGCGGGCACCTCCGAATGTGAGTTCACGAACTGGTCTGCGATCGCCGAGTAGTAGTCGATCAGGGCACGCGCGCGGTTGGACGGCGGTACGTGCTCGAGCAGTGTGGCGAGTGAACCGTCGGTGTGGTGATTCATGCGCGGGCCCCCGATGTGGGCGTGACGTCGAGTCGTAGCGGACGCGTGCCGCCGAGCTTCCCGTGGAGGTGCTTCACACCCGAGACCGTGATCCGGAGCTGCGACGAGAGTTTCGGCTCGCCCGTGTGCGGGTGCGTATAGGCAGTCGGCCGGCGGCGCACGTGTTGAATGTGGGACTGGTACGGCACGCCGCGGCGGTCGAGCAGCCCCAACTCGCGGAGTGACTTCGCGAGGCGGTTCTGCCCGGTGTTAATCGCTGGGTCGCGGCTGAGGATCTGCGCGGCCTCGCGGAGTGAGTAGTCGCCCTCGACGTCGGCGAGCGATTCCCACGCTGCCGCAGCGGGTTCGAGCTCGGCGACCGTCGCGGTCAGGGCTTCAACCTTGCGCGTTGTGATCGCGAGAGCGCGATGCACTATCTCGTCCTCGGTCAGCTCACGACGTACCGGCGCTACCTCCGCTTCGCGGGTTCGGATCGCGAAATATGCCTGCGCCGCAGCCACCTCCGGCTTCTTCGGGTCCCCGTTCATCGCGACGAGGTACGCCGCGAAGCGACTGAGGAAGAAATCCTCAGCAGGTCGACCACCGGTTGACTTCTCAGCCGATCGCCTGAAAAGGTCGTCTGCCTCGAAGCCTTGGTTGGCAGCAGACGTCATCGCACGCCTGATCGGGTTCACGAACTCGTTCCATCGCGCGTAGCCCATGATCGGCATGAGATCGCGGGCAGACCAGATCTCGGTGCCGTCAGCGTGGACCTGACGGATCGTCTCGAACGGTGACGCGGCGGCGTCGAACAGCTCGCTCATCGCGCACCGCCCGTGGTGTCGGACTCGGCGGCGACATGCGCCGCCGAGTCGCACCCGTCTCCTACGCTCGGGGTTCCCACACCATTCGAGCAAGGAGAAGCACTGTGACCGACTGGAACCTGCCCGCGCCGACCGAGCTCGACGCAGTTCTCATGCCTGCCAACACCGAAGTTCGAATCGGTGCCAATCGGTGGCTGATCATCTGCGCAGCCGTGCTGACCGGAGAGGTCCACATTCACGCCGTTCGGGCGGTCGGCGGGGAACTCTCCACTGCTGACGGAGGCACTCCGCTGTTCCGGCTTTTCGACGCCGCCGGAGTCGAGTACCCATTCGCTGGTGGAGGCGGCGGTGGCCGCGTCGACGGCCGACCGCAGGCATTCAGCGCCGTCTTCAACCGCCCCGAAGGTGACCGCCCCACCGCCTTCCAGCTGCGAGCCCAGCTCAGCCCCATCGGTGACGTTGTCGACGTCACCACCTTCAAGGTGCCGGAGTAGCGGGGACATCACCCTCGCGTGGAGCCGCTCACCGCGGGCGGTGGCGAGTTTGAGCTCGCCCCACCCGCGGTTCTGGGTGAGTGTGACCACCACCGGAATCCCGTTGAGAACGACCGTCCCCGAGCTCACGAGTTCGGATACATGCGCGAGGAGGTCTGAAACAAACGGTGGTCGTGTCGTAGGATCTGACATCAGATTTCCTTTCGTGGGGATCGATGCCCGTCAGGTGTGCGAGACCTGGCGGGCCTTTTCGTGGGATCAGGAAGCGAGTGCTGAGGGCTGCGGTACGTCGCGGAACCAGCTCCGGAGCGTCTCGCGGCTGACGATCACGCCCGTGAGGTCTCGAACCTCATCGGCAATCGCCTGCCAGCTACGACCGGAACGGCGTGCGCTGACAACCAGGCCCCGGAGCGTCTTCCCCTTGAGCTGAACCTCGATGAGGTGTCGGGTAGCTGTGGCCATGGCCGACAGCTTGCAATGCAAGCTTTTGAATGTCAACGATGTCATATAGAACGCAATACATGCGCAGCAGGTCAGGTTGCCAAAATGTTTGCGAATGCGACTCAGTGTGTGTAATCATTCGTTGCATGACCACTGCACTGAACGGTTCGTGGCGACCGGCCGATTCGCTCGCCAACCGCATGAAGCTCGTGCGCGCAGAGCTCGGTATGTCGCAGCGCGAGTTCGGCGCCAAGTGTGGAATCCCGGCGTCGCAGATCCAGAGCATCGAGGACGGCAAAAGCCCTCGCGGCCTGGACGTGAAGGTGAAGAAGATCTCACTCGCGTTCGGCGTCGATCGCGACTGGCTGATGTGGGGCGGGCCCCTGAACGACGAAACGCCCCCGCCCACCGGTGCGGTGGACGAGGGCGACTCGAGCGGTGCCCCCAGTAGGGCTCGAACCTACGACCTGCGGATTAAAAGTCCGTAG